GTTCTTTACTCATATTATTCCTCTACTCTTGGTAGCCATTGGTGACGGCAGTTATACCCGCCCCTCACTATGAAAGGGTCGCCAGCAGACTTGCCAGCCCATGACCCTGCCCATATCTCTGTAATCTCATCCGCAGTGTAAATCTTGCCAACGTGCTTTTTGCAGAACTCACGGCTATCACGAATAACATCACCGTAGTATTCAAAGCTATCTATGCCCTGCTCTCTGGCAGTGGCAGCAGTTATCGACGCGGAATATTGATTGAGCGAATCCGTTGCATAAGTTGTCGCATAACGCCGAAGATTATTGCCAAGCCGATCAGCAGCGTAGACTGAATGCAGCTTATCAACTGCCGCTTTTTGTGCGGCTCCCGTAGACCCCTGAGCGATTTCAACCAGTCGCTTAACTTCTTCTTGATCGCTTGCTTGATAGATTCCATTGATGCTTCCCCGCAGGTTGTCTATAAGTTCTGCTTTCGTGCCGCCGGTCAGCGAGTATTGATAAACACCAGTGGCAAGCGTATCTAGTTGCTGTGCAGCTAAAGCCTCAAAACCTTGGAAAGATAGCCGCTGAAGGCTTGCTATAGCCTCTTGCGCCACTCCCGTGAAGGTTCCGTAGTTATTCAGCATGGTCAACTGGCGTGCTGCTACGTCCCTGTAATCGCCCAGAATGTCTTGCACCTCAACTAAGAAGTCTTGCTCAATAGCTGTGCGTAACTCAGTTCTGGCACTCACCGCCCACTCTAAATCAAACAACTGCCCATCTGTTTCTGGGGCTGATTGTATGTAGCCGGTAATGCGCCCCTCTAGTGTTTGCAGTGCATCAGACAACATACGCTGATGCTGGTCTGCCAACTCTTCTAAGAACTCTGAGTAGTCATCTACCGCAGCCATTACTGGGTAGGCTCATCCGTTGACGGCTTGAACAACTCATCACCGCCATTGACCGGCTCTAGGCCAATCTTTTCTCTCACCTCATTCGGGCTGACAGCACCAGAATCAATGTGATAAGCGTATATCTGAGTCTTCTCATTGAAGTCACCCAAAGCCTTAGTTGCATCATCTATTTCTAAGTGCGCTTTTGCCAGCTTGTCATCATCTAATACTAGGTCGGCAATTTGCTTGTCTATTTCCTGCATTAAGGTGATTGACCGCACACCACTCGCTCTCATCTGCTGTAAGAACAACAACTCTTTGTCGTAATCACGAAGGTCGAATGAATCAGGGTAGAACACCTCTACGTCTGGCGGTATGTCTAGCCAATTGCAAAAGTACGTCCACATCTGCTCTTCTGCTAACTCAAGAAGGTCTGCTTTCTCTGATAGCTTGGCATTTAGCATCTGGAATTCAGTCTGCATTGCTACGCCTGACTGCGTAATTACTTCAGTCCCGCGAACTGCGCCCATATGAGCCATGCGGTTGATAGCAGTCACTTTGTCTTTGATGCTTTCGCGTATGCTCCCAATGTTCTGGCCTGAGGGCTGCAACAAATAGGGCTGCACCTTACCATCCATATCATCAGACACATTGATCACTGAACCGGCACCGGCACTAGCGTCAGTGTCATAGGTCTTAACCAGTGAGGGGTGGTTACTAATCCTAATCAACTGCTCGATCTCAGACAGTTCGCTGTAAATAGCCTTCTGCATATAGGCAATGTCGGATAGGTCAGATATACCGATACTTCTGGTAACACTTCTAGCAGCCGGTAGATAAACCGCAGGTATGACACCTAGTGAGTTATCTATGGTTTCCATCAGTACTTCGTCTTCACCATTAGACTTCCAATACTCGATGGTATCTTTGCGCCACACCCTGTAATAGCTAACCTTAGTGGTTGCTGTCTCACGATCAACAGCCTCACGCAGCTTTAAGTAGGTCAATTCAAACCTACCTGATGGTGTGCGCTCCCACTTCCAATCAAATACATTCTCTGGTGTAAAAAGCGACACATAAGGCCTGATGTCTTGGTCTAGCTCTTCTGCGCGGGTTCTAGCGTTTGACTGCGGCTTATCAACCATTATCCAGACGTTGCCGTAAACACTGGCCCATATCTGCGCTTGCTTCATAAAACTATTGATGTTCATGCCATCTAAGTCAGCATCATCGGTGAACTGCTCTAGGGCTGCATTGTTAGCCAGTGAGTTGTATACCCTGACTGGTGGCGTGCGCCATAAGAATGAACTGTAAATATGCACTACGTTGCGGCAGTGGTTATCTAAAGGCGTAAGCTGAATTCGTCTTGCGTACTCGTTCTCTGACTCGTTTAAGTAGCCAGTTAAGTAATTCCCGTCTTGGTATTCTTGCCCGCCAATATATGAACGCAGGTAGAACTCCCACCGCGTTTCATTGTTTTCGTAATCGGGGTGTTGGTAGTCAATCGTCTGCATCAGCTCCACCTTTGCGGTTGGGTAATTTGGTTTTGTTTTCTGATTGGGTACAGGTATTCCACCAAGTAGCCCAGAGCGTCATTCATATGGTCAAAGCCGTCATCTTTATTCGGCTGACTTGTTCCCGTTTTGTAGGTTTGCCGCTCAAGTGAAGCGATAGTCTGCTTACACTGAGGATCAACGTATAACGCCCTCACTCCCGTTGTAGAGCAAAGGCGGCTGTTTACTGCGTTAATTCTGTCACGAATGGCTGGGTGCGAATTCCTAACCTTAATCGTAAACCCTGCATTCTGTAATATGGAAAGATCTGTGCGCCCTCCCGCGCTTGTCTTGCGCTGCTTACTAGCTGGGTCTGGGTATACAGTTATGCGTCGATCTGGATACCTTTGCTTAATTTCGTCTGCCATTTCGTCAGTGTTGCTGCCGTACATAACAATCTCATCAACTGCTTTTAATGTCTGGCCTTCACGAATGCACACAACGGCGCTCATGGGGTCTAAGTTAAAGTCCATGCCAATGTGCAGGTCATCAGTTAAAACGCCTCTACGCACGCTCTCCTCGCGATTAAACGCATAGTAGATGATGCCGCTGTAGTTAACAAACCTTGCCTCGTACTCCTGTTGGAATGTGCGCTCATCTAAGTCAGCCTTTGCTGCTTCGATTTCTTCAGCATCAACGTTGCCGCCCTCTACTGTGGTGTACTGAAAAGACCGCCACCCATCCTCATCATCAACGCCTCTAGTCCACACATCATAGAAGTGGTTGCGGCCCTTTGGGGTGCCAATAAATAGCGCAGAGCCTTTGCGGTCAGATAGTGAAGGTCTTAGCACCTCAAACCATGCCTCTGGCCTCATATCAGCAAACTCATCTAGCACTACAAAGTCCAACGCCCTCCCTCTCAAGTTATCAGGCTTCTCCGCCCCTTTGAGTGATATGGTTGAGCCGTTGCGTAACAGTAGACTCAGTGCGCTTTCGTTCTTCTTGGTTATGTAGCCAGCAGGAAGTGCATCATTAAGCATGTCCCAAGCTATTTCTTTTGCTGCCTTGTAAGTCGGTGCAACGTACCAGCAATTTCTGTTCTTGCCGCCTAGCGCAGCCCTTAACAGTTCATGCGTTGACAGGAACGTCTTGCCAAACCGTCTACCAGCAACCACAGCCCTGAAACGTGACTCACTGAAGAAGATGTCATCTTGTGGCTTAGTTAGCCTCACTTGCTCGCTCAATGACGATAGGTGGCAGGTCTTGCGCCTCTGGCTCTACTTGATCTGTCTGCCCTAACCAGTTCTTGCCTAGCCATACGAGCATGGTTGTATTGCCGTCCATTGCAGCAGTGTATTGCTTGCGGCGTAAGCTCATTTTGCCGTTGCTGGCCTTTTGTCTAAAGTAATCCGCAAAACTGCAATTATGCTCACGATGACAAGCGCGGTTCAATGTGTCGTAATCTACACCAAGTACGGCAGCTTGCTCTTCACCAGTGCAGTGAATAGCGCACATTTTGTCTACTTGATCCCAGTCTATAGGTTTCAAAGGTCTAGACATTATGCTGCCTTAATTGGAGCGCTGAGGTCGGAGTTGCACCGCCCTCTCCCACTTGGATAGTAGGTGTGTCGCTTTCTACACTTCCAGCGCGTTTTGGGTATGGCTTTGCCAACTTCTTTAATTTTCGCATAATTGTTTTATTGAGAGGCATTAAATATCTATGCTTGCCTTTTCCATGTATTTTTTTTGCTGTCGGATAAGCCTTCAGAACTTTTTCTTCACTAGTCAGCTTTCTTATACTCATCGTTCTTGAGTGAACAAATTTTCCGTTAACTTTCCAATGACCAGAGAATCCCACAGCAACTAAGCCAGTGTAAATCCAATTCGTTGCTTGATAAATGCCCCCATGGTGGCCCTCATCACTATCAGCATAACTAACAACTAACTGTAATGTGGGGCTTTGCTTGCACAAAAACTTTAATGCAATCGCCATTATTCTAGATACTGGCGTTTTGTGCTTTTTCAAAGCAACACGAACAAGCTCACATCCTTCATCAGGCTTTAACCCGTAAGGTCTTAGCATATTATTGTTAGCACCTCGACCAAACAATACTACGCCTATAAACTTTTGATCTTCCCACACACCAACTTTAACTAACTTTCCCACAGGAACAGATTCGCTGTAGTGCCAGTTTTCACAAGCAAACTTCGCTGCTTTATGTGAAGCCCAATCTATTTTTAGATCAACAGGCATGAATGCTTTTCATCTTTTGGCCGAACTTTTGCATTGCTAACTGTGTAGCACCACTTAAGTTAAGACCGTCCATATTTATCATAGTTAGGCTTCTATCATTCAAAACCACCCTGTACTTAACTATCGCCGTTCCTTCTTTTTCATTTTCAAAACGTGCGAGTATGTTTTTGTTCCTTTGTTCGTTATCCAACATTGCTTTTCCTCATATCAAATTCTTTGCCACAGTGAGGGCAGTCTATCCATTTGGGGTCTAACTCATCTAATTTGCCTTGCTCATCTTCACCAGCAGGTTCAAAATCAACATCTTGAGTTATCACTTGCAACTCTTCAATGCCAAAGCCGGTCAAGTCAATGTTGACATCAAGCTCTTTTAATCTATCAATCTCGACTGCCAATATGTCGTAATCCCACCCCCCATTTTCAGTGAGTTTGTTATCAGCTATAACGTAGGCTTTGCGCTGTGCTTCGCTTAACCCTTCAAGCAATATAGTAGGCACCGTATTCATCTCTAGCTTTTGTGCTGCGGCTAACCTGCCATGCCCTGCAATAATGCTATTGTGCTCATCAATAAGAATCGGGTTGTTAAAACCAAACTCTTGAATACTTGCTGCCACCTGCGCCACCTGTTGATCGCTATGAGTGCGTGGGTTGTTTGCATAAGGGATTAGGTCTGTAGTTGCTACATAGGCTACTTCTAAATTCATATTTTTCGCGTCTTTTCAAATGATCTCATTGCGCCCAGACCCAACATGCCCATCAAAACCGGCATCATAGTCTCTAATGGAACAAGGGGTATGACTATTTCGTAACTCAAAAGGGCTAAAACAAAGTTAGCAAACGGTATCGTGATGAAGTTGCCAAACATACCTAGCCCACAAGTCCAACCGATAAAGGGACGCCACCCCGAAACAAAAATGTTAGAGTGTGCTGCTTCTACCCTGTTGACCTCTAGCTGTGCTTTGGCGTTCTCATTGGCATGGCGTTCTGCCATCGTCGCAATCTCATGCGCCAGCCTAGCCTTTTGGTCTTTGTCTTCAATGAACTCAGACAGTAAGCCAGTAACAGGCCCGACAAGCTCTTTGACAATACCAAAACTCAAATCTCCGCCCTCACACCCTGTATTTTAAGGTCAAATGATTTACCGGCTTGCAGAAAGAATTCCGCCACAGTCACTCTGCTGTCATACACGGCTGGCTCTAATGCGTCTGAATTGAACCTACTACCCAGACCAATGCAGCCCTCAACATCGTGAGGGAAGTTAGCCACATGAAATAGAATAAACGTTCGGTCTGGCACATCGAGGATCTGCACAACGTCTTGGAATCTAGTACCGCTAAAAGGTTCGCACTTGTACTCACCCTCTGGAATACAACTAACGTTCGGCGCATTGTTTTTCCAAGGTCGCTCAACGGTATAGCATGACCAATCGCCAACCCATACCCTGCCAAGTGTGCCGCTGTCAAGATAAGCAAAACGCTCTAAATAGACCATTTACTGTCCTTGTTATTTCAATTTGCCTGTGATAGCCCCTATTTTACCCTAAAAACTGCGTTTATTTGCAAGTTTTATTGATATTTATCCTCAAATCCTTTTACTTATTAAAACTTTCCTTTATAATAACTGCCATCAACAACGAAAAGGAACGAACAAATGTCTACTAGAGCAACCTATCAAATTAAAAGCGGCTTCAGCGCAGCAACCGTTTACATTCACCACGATGGCTATCCTTCTGGAGCAGCCGATTACTTTATGAAAGCAGAATTTTTACAAGAAAAGACTGACCGTAGTTTTTTGAACTGCTTTCTTTGGGCAAACAAAGGCGCGGAAATAACCGAAAGCCACGAGGTTCACGGTGATACCGAATACCGATACAACCTTTATCGGTCAAACAACATTTGGCGTATTGAAGCGTTGAAAAGACCTAACTATGCAAGTGACCAGTTTGAAGTGTTCTTCACCGGCAAACTCGGTGAGTTTTATTTCAACCATATGGCAGATACGCCTCTTTCAATGGATTCAGGGGTTAAGTGGTGAGCTACGAATACGATACCGCAGAGGAAACTGTAAATGAAATTAGAACGCACCTTGTGAAGCTCCATTTGCAGAAAGGGCTAAAAAAGTCTTGGTTCCGTACAGTCTGGGATTTTGAGGAAGCTGCGATTAAATTTCCAAGAAAACCAATCAGGCAGCTTAAAAGAAAAGATGTTTTAGGCGGCGACATTGTTCAGGTATGGGAGGCATAGATATGAAACTACGCTACCCCCTCGCCCTATTTGTACTTGTTGCCCTTGGCCTAGCTGGTCAGGGTGACTTTGAAGAAGAACAAGCCGAAGCAGCTAGGTACGCAGAGCGCGTTTGCTCTGGCGCACACAGCGACTACCTTAACCTTTCTCCGACTTGCTAACCAACCAAACCTTTTCTTCTTCCTGATCCTCTGGCCTTTCGGCTGGGGGGTTAGGGTCATCATCAAACTCATAAAACTCGCTGACAATCACAGTTACTTGGCTGTTTGGCGCGATGTCTTCAATTATTACGGTAGGCAACTTCTCTTTCCTCCATGAATCTCTCACGCTCTAGTAAGCAGTTTATTTCTTGCTGTGCAGCCTCTAAAACCTTAACGTCCCGCGTTATCTGCCACTCTGTGACAAGTGCAACCACGTTACCAGCTAGATACCCAAGTTGGTTAGCTATTATGTAATCAACCGGCTTAATTTCTTTCATCATTCTTTGATCTTCTTGATCTCGCCGCGAAATTCATACTCGCCAGCTTTATGTACTTTCACAAATTCTGGTGACAATAAAAAGCCATCTTTTACCGTCATTATCACAAATCCACTCACCCAATTTTTTGGGCCGTCTTCTGCGTAGTCGAACGTGGGCTGGTGAGGGTTCGCCATCGTCCCACATTGCACACCATACCGATGACCCGTGTAATCAGACCAGCTATAAACTTGCTGCGCGTGAGTGTGGCCTGTAACGATGTGAGTGCCTGCTTTTAGCGTGTTATTGTATGCTGCATGAACACCACCCGCGATTCTATGCTTGATGACAATAGGCCGCTCTGCCCCAGTTATCCACAACGACATACCGAACGTCCACTCTTTGAAGTGGTCTTTTAAGTCGAAACCCACCACCCCGCCAAATTGGTTTGCATTGTTTGCGAGGTATGAGTTAAAACGCTGATCGTGATTACCGATTAGCCAATACTTGTCACTTTTAGGGCTGGCCTTCTGTATTTCTGACAGCCGCTTCTGGGCTGTGGATAACTCCTGCTCTACGCTAGGCCGATCTTCCCAATCATTCATTGGGTGCCTGCCAATGCTTGCGCCGTCTATCAAATCTCCATCTAACACAATGACCTTTGGCTTCAACTTCTTTGCTAGTTCAACGAAGGCAAGGTGTGCAGTTGTAATTGTGTTGGGTTCATAGTGGCAGTCTGATCCAACCATTATTATACCATCAGCACACTCAAGGTTGCGTCTGAATGATTCTCTGGGCCGGTTTCTATTGTCTAAGTGCGCTGGGGCATGAAGTAAAACACCTAGCAGGTTTTCTACTCGCTTGCGCTTTAGGTGTACGTTGCGAACATCAACAGCGTATTTTCTTGCCATTCCTGCTGGGCCTAACGCCTCAAATTCTCTGGCGAAATCTTCTGGCTCAACTGGTAACTTCGTGCGACTCATACTTCCCTCTTCTTGCGAAGGCATTGCAAACGTGCGCCCAAACTACTGATTTTATTCTCAATTCGCTAGTACTTTTTCCTTCCGCCTCTCGCTCCCACACTTCTTTTATGGCTGCATCAGCGGCTTTTACCATGTCAGCGGCTATGTCCCTAGGTGGCCTCAACGTGTTTGACCTCGCTCACCTAACCTACGTTCATGCGCCTTTATTTGTTCTGACCAGTCAGAAATCATTTCTCTGTAGTCGGCTGCGTAAAACTTTATCGGGTCATTTTTAGTCGCCAGCATATGCTCGACCTGATCTTTCCCAACCCAGTCGATCATCCACAAAGTATACTGCGCCTCTGCACTGCCATGCTTCATGGAAAAGCCATTGCAGCCCTTGCACTGTGGATTGACATTGCTTTCCTCTAGCGCCCACCGACTTGATGAACCCTTCGGTATGAAGTGACCGCCATCCATAACTTTGTAGTGATCTAGCTTCCCACAAGACACACACTTGCAGTATCCATTGTCGTCGGCTGCGCTAATCCTCGCTAACTTTTGAATAGTCTTTAGTGCCTTGGCCCGTAGTGTCTCAGGCATTACACCACCCTCCGCAGGTTAGCTTGCTTTGTTCTTTCAGCGTCAAAGGCAAGTTGTCCTAGGGTGATTTGCTTCTTGAGTTTCTCCGCTCTTAGGTTAGATAACTGGACGGCTTGATAGTATCCTGCCCACTCTTTGCTGGATCTGGCTTGAACTTCTGACTTTGCTGCGCTTTCGCCAGTGTCCATATACGCCTTTTTTGTGACTGCCTCATACGCCTTAAAGTTTGTCTCTGCCTCGATTGCCTCAACTGATGCGCTCTCCCACTCGTTTATTCTTTGACTTAATCTTTCCAGAATTCTGTCTAATTTGTCTTCCATTTATTTTCCCCACGTTGTGACATTTAGTGGGTTAGGTGGCCCACCAGTACATTCAGTCTTTATTGACAGTCTCTATTTCCACTCCACCATTTCCAAGCTGGCCCAAACTTTGCCCACCTCACCCAATTTATCTAAAAAAGAGGGAGAGGATTTTCTGCCACCGTTAACGAGTGTTCAATTTCGCGCCCCACTAATGCGCGGAGATTCTGTCAAATTGTCTTTTGGTCGTTCTGCTCAACGGGTCAACCACCCGCACCTGTACGGAAAACCGTACGGCCTCTGCTGTTTTTCTAAACAGAGCAAAAACTTTGTACCACACCTGACTGTCGATCCAATCCATGGATATCCACTTATACGCGCCATTCGCTCAAAAATACATCTGGGCGAACATCATGCGGCTCAACCTCGCCGTTAGTTAACTTGCAAACGTCTGTAACGTAGTGTGCAGGTATGCGTGTATTCCTCCAAATTGTTAACAACTGCGGAGATATACCTACCTGACGGGCCAACTCTGATTGGTTGCCGTTCGTTGCAGAGTCAACAATCTTGTTGAATAAATTCCTTTCCATCATCAATCCCTTAGTGTGAGGAAATACAAAAAGTTTAATTTCCCTATTGATCGCGGAGTATACATCAAAATTAACTTGAATAAAGGCTTACTTTTAACTAAATTTATGTTTTAATATCTGTCTAAATTAAAAAGCAGGGATCAATATGAATTTACCAGAAAGAGAACTTAACCCGCCAGAGTGGTACGCCAAAGACATAGGTGCTTGCAGCCAGTGCAATGAACCAATGCTAGAAGTGCATGACGAAGGTCACCACATAATCGCTTGCAGAGTTTGTGACTTAGGTGGCGTTGCTGACCATGACCGCAAGTTTAGCGTTCACTTTTACGGCATCAAAGACGGCGAAGACCTCCACTCATTTGAAAATGGAATCATTGCTGACAGCCGCACCGAAATGCAAGAACTTGCTGACTGGTGGGAAGAGAACATGCACTGGGAAATTCTAGAAGTGCAAGGCGACAGAGACAAGCTGGTCAAAGCTAACGTCTTGGAAGGCAACCCAGCGCAGCAATACTGGATCTATGAGCAAAACCACGAAATTGCCTGCATAGTGGAGGTGCGGTAATGGGCAAGGTTAAATCAGAAATGTTTAAGGAAGAGTTAGGCTTTGATGATTGCTTGCAATTGCTTGACAGTCTGACGGTACACGAAACGCCAGAAAAGATAGCCAAGCGTTATCTTGAAAACGACCTGCCGCCAGTCAACACGGTAGAAAGGTTTGAGGCATTGCAGAAGTTAATGGATGCAGTGCAAAGACAGAAGTTAGGTCAGGGGTAACCTCCTCACCCCAATTGGCGTGTTCCCGTCCGCGTGACCGAATAGGCGGGGCTAATCAACCAAAAGGAATATCATGAAAGAAACACTTATAGAATCATTAGTCAAAGCGCAGTCAGAAATGACCCACGCGCAGCTAGACCAAATCAACCCACAGTGGAAATCAAGGTTTGCCAGCTTGAAGTCAACAATTGACGCGGTAAAGCCAGCACTAAACAACAACGGCATATTCTTTATGCAGATCTCACACCCAGTCGATAGTGGTATAGGTATAGAAACAGTTTTTTGCAAAGGCGATGAAAAGTTATCCACAGGCGTGGTGGTTGTGCCGGTAGATCGCGCAAACGCACAGGGTCTGGGCAGCAGTATGACATACGCAAAACGTTACTCATTGGCTTTAGCTTGTGGAATTTCTTCATCTGAAGATGACGATGGAAACGCAGCAGCAGCTAACCCACCCCCACCTAATAGCACTGGTCGCAAACCTCAATCAGTTGTTGCGACAGTGATGCAGGAGGAAGGCATTGTTGTGGACGCAAAGAAGTGCAAAGAGTATGTGGACGCTGTGATAAAAGCAAAAAACTTAGATGATGTTGTTGGATTGAAACAACTAATGGAAGAACTGAACCGCGATTCAGACATGAAGATAGCAGTCTGGGCAGAACTGCCAAGCAACGTCCGTTCATACATCACAAAGATGAGTAAATAATATGAGTTTACGACCAAAGGCGCGGGGGTTCTCGCGCACAATATTCGATATGCTAGAAGAAAATGGCCCTATGTCGCGAAGTGCGATAGCGAAAGAATTGCGGGAAAGAAATAAATCAGCTTCCAGCAAGCAGTTGCTAACCTGCATCAAGAATATGCGGCATCGAGGGTGGATAGAAGTTACCCCAGATGATCGTCGCAAGTTTGACATTAGATCAGAGAAATTAAGGAACAATCGCGATATACAAGCTGAGATGCTCAACAAGAGAGGTAAGGTCGCAATTAAGCCGGTTACACTTAAACCTTCAGTATCGCCCACCCCAGACGTGAAAACGCCTGAAACGGCAGAATTAAGGCCTGTAGAAGCCTTTACTGTACCTTTACCGGTACAGGTTGCGGGTATGGTTTTACTGACAGCAATAGTCACAGCGGTTTCTACCGCAATAGCAATAAGGATGTTTTGAAATGGACAATAAATTTGTAGATGGTTTTTTTGTGAAGGCACCTAGAGCCGGTGCGCCAGATTTCGTAAAAGGTAGCGTTAGCCTGAAGCGTGAGGAGTTCATGCGATGGGTATCACAGCAAACTGATGAGTGGGTGAATTTAGACCTTAAAGAAGGTAGGTCTGGCAAGTGGTACGCTCTGGTTAACGACTGGAAGCCTAATCAGGGTGGTATGCCACAAATGCCGACCTTCACCCCGCCATCAGCCAAACCATTGCCTGCTTATGGCGAGTCAGACAACGGACTAGAAGATATACCGTTCTAATGTAGACTTGGGGAACCGGTGAGATTCGGGCAGGCCAGCGGCAGGGTCAGCCCTCGAAGTTCCTTCGACGAGAGATAGATTGGGTGAAGCGTGTCCGGTTGTGAATTTCAACACCAACGCAATCAACTGCCGCACCTTCTCAACCCCTCAACCGTCTCAACCGCCTCAAACCGAAAATAACTTAAATAAATGCTTTACATAGTAAAAGAAATGTTTAATAATGGTTCCACATTAACAAGAAGGGGCTACGCCATGGAATCAATCAATCAGTTTCTAAATAACGTTCAAATCGTCATCGCTGTCAAAGCTGGCAAGGGCTACAAGGTCATTGCCAAAATGCAAGATGGCAGTGAAGTCGTTCTAAAAAAGAGCGGCAACCTTAAGGCTTTTGTAAATGTTTTTAATTTTAGCGCGAACTGGAACGCAGAAATGGGAACGGCTGCTGAGCACTGCACATTTAATAACAAAGCGGGTGTAAAGACAAAGACTTGGGATGGCCGCAGAGAATCACCTATAGCCTCATTTCAAATAACAGAGGCCGCGTAAGCGGTCT